GGTGATCTGACGTTGAAGTGGGATAGGAGGATTTCGATGTACCTTGTTCCTCCGCGTGCGTCGCGCTCCAGGAGCTTCTGGATTTGGAATGCTGTTCGCATGTCGTTGATTGTTGCGGCCGTGGCCGTAGTGAGATCAACGTGAAGTTTTGGGTCAGCCCATTGTAGGGGGCCAAATGCGCCGCCATCTGTTGCTGATTCCGCGTCGATTGATCGGTTATCGCCGCCTGTGTGCATTCCGAGGTTCTGAGCTGTTGCGCCACCTGTGGCGCCATTGAGTATGAATGTTGGTTGTTTCTCGGATGCGGGGCCTCCCGGGTTCGGGGCGGATCGAGGTTCTACCGGGGCGTATGTTCCCAGTGGGAGGAATACGGGATCGCCTTTTTGTGGCCACGGTAATGCGCGGGTGAAATAATCACCGCGTTTGTGGCGAATGTGAACAACGGCAGGGCCGTTAATCATGTTCTTGCCATCGGTTGGGCCATCGCCGAAGTCGATAGCTCTCTCCTGATCGATGTTTTGATTCCTGTACCACTCGTTGAAGATTAAAGAATAGGCCCGGAATGGTAGGGCGTTAACTTCCGTTTCACCGTCGCCGGGGCTCACTGGATCGATGAGGGGTAAACCGAAGTAGTCAACGAGGGATTCCTGCGCGGTATTGTAGTCCAGGTCGATTTCCATTTGAGGAATTGACAGTGTAGTTGGGTCATCTTCAGGGGCTTTCCTTTCGCCCATGAAGTATTGCCAGTTGTCCCACACCAGTCGGTTTGGGACGAAGAAGTAATGAATGTCCGCTGTTATGGAATCCATGAGTGGCTTGATTGGTGTCGCAAGGCGCATGAAGACCTTGCTGGATATTTTGAACGTGTCACCCGGGAGAATTTCCTGCAGTAAGCAGGGGACGATTCTGTTGGTGTCCATTGTTCCCTTCCAAGAATGGGACATGTCGAACGTTGATCTTTCTACGTCCGCAGTTGGGAGGTCAGAGAATTTAGCCTGTCGTTCCGCGGCTATTGGTTGTTGTACTGTTCGTTCGCTCATGTTGTGGCCTCTTTTAGTGAGTCTTGATCGCTTTTAAATTGCATGAAGGTTTTTACGGTGATGAGGGGTGTTGCTGGGATTTGAGTATCTAGGCCGTCGAGAACGGCTACTAGTAGGATGAAGTCTTCCGGAGTGGGCCGGTCTCCTTCCTTGACGTGGGAGAGCGTTGTTGACACGGTATCCCAGTTTCCGACGAAGGGTTCTGATCGGCGACCTGTTTCATGGTCTACGAATTGGAACATGAATTTTTTTTCTTGTTTTTGTTCTTCGATGGTTTTGGCTTTTAGTTTGTCTGTTGAGTTCATATCGTATTTTTCCTAAGTAATTTTTGATTTTTCATTTGATTGATTCTTTTATTTTTGAGTTGTTTATCGTTGAACGTTTTATGACATATAGCCTCCTGTATCTCAGTTTTTGTTTCTGTTCCTTCTAGCCATCTGAGGTAGATTGATGGTATCGGGTGTTCCTCTCCGTTTATAGGTACGGTCTTGATTCTTCGAAGCTGGTCGTAGTGATTTCTGACCCAATCCTTCCCCAAGGGCGGATTCCGGGATTGTAGTGAAAATGTATCCTTATCTCCAGTTTTCTTTGAAACGTATCCGGCTGTGTACATTGCAGTTGCGAGCGTAAATTCTGCAATTTCGACGTGGCCTTTTTTCCAAATTCTGTCGAGGTGGGGATTACCCCACACGCGTTCACGGATTGAGTAAGTATCAGGGCCGCGAAAGTCCGAGCCGAAGAAGCAAGCATGATAGTGAGGTCTCCTTGTCTCGTCGCCGTATTCGCCGACTATGTAGTACCTGATTTTTCGGTCGATTTCCTTTCGGAGCCGTTTGAGGAATTTTTGGCAGTCTGGTTTTGATATCTTGCCGTCCTGGGGTAAGTTCTGGTCTGAGTATGTAAGCGTAACAAACGACGAATGTTCGTGATTTTTGGCTTCATGGTACATCCTGATTGCCCAGTCTCGGCGCTGCTTTAGTCTACACCCTTCGCATTTTCCGCAGTCGATGAAGTAGTCGGGGTCTCTATCCATGCGGAATTGAAAGCGGATCGGGTGGTTTCCTTTTTCATTAGGTAGGCCACTTTTCCATGCCGGTTTGGAATGGTAACAGGTCATGGTAGCTGTTCTGCCAGTACAGCGAGGACTGCGATTATTAGTAAGATTCTAGCCAGCCACATTGTAATTTCCTTTTTTTGAGAAAAAAAAAGCCCCGTCATGTGGGGCTAAGTGACACTTAGGAGTGTAGGGACTAGAGGATAATACCTCCTCGTGATGCCAGTCTCGGCATGTTGATTGATTTAGGCGCAGCGGTTCGCTTAAAGCTTTTACCGGGTCTTCCTGCGCGTGCTCGTTTTCGTCTCATGGGGCCTCCTTTTGGTTGATTTTGACACCTTTTAAGATTTCGGTGTCAGTATACAGGTAAGCACCAAGTAGGCTACCTGTTGATCAGTATTGCACGGATTTAGGATTCTGTCGAATCCGTGGTTGTTTCTTCGCTAAGTGATTGTTTTTCGGCGAGTATTTTTTCGTACTCGGCCAATTTTCGGGCATCTTCCTTAGCTTTTTCGGTCAGGGCCGATTTTTCCTTCTCCTGGAGTTCCGCCATGCGTTGCTGGGCGAGTTTTCCCTTTTCGATTATTTCAGTCAGATCGGCCTGAAATTCGGTTACATCGGCATATTGTGCCTCTTGAGCGTTGCCCCGGGGGAGTTCTCCAGTTCTGGAGAATCGGGCAACGATTTGATTTACGTCAGTTTCGTTTCCTGCGTCCTTAACGGTTTGAGAGTCTGAAGGAATGTCCGCGATCTGTCGAACGCGGTCGTATGGTTTTTTGATTGCTGGGTAGGTCATTTTTCGATCCTTATCGGTGATTTGTCGTTTAGCCAATAATAGAGTTCTGAATTTTGATACTCCTGATACATTTCATCGAGAGCCTGATTCAGTGTTGCGCGGGTTTCAGCTCCTGCTTTTTGAACTTCCATGAATAGATGGTTCGTGAAGCCTGAGAAGTCAGGGCTTTTTATCATGTTGATTAGTGCTGAGAAGTCTTTGCCCGCTTGGGCAATTATCGGCGCTATCGCTTGCCAGACTTCCGTTTTTTCCAGTTCCTGCAGTTCTTTGGTGCCGATTAGGGAGGTTTCGGCGAGCATCTTTTGAATGCCTGCTTGCTGGTAGGCCATGTTCTGGCCTCCAGTGATGGCTTGCATTCCTGCTTGAGCGCCGGCTGACATTGGCGAGCCAAAGTCGGGTACTTGTCCCATTGCTCCGCCAGGTGTTGTTGCGGGTGATCCTAATGCGAGTATGCGGTTCAGACCTGCGTTTTCTAGGTCTGTTGCCGCTCTTGAGTATGCGGTGTTGGACATTCGTTCCTGAAAGTCACGGTTCCGCTTTGCTTCTTTTGCGCTGAGAGCTGCCGAGGCACCGCCCCCCAAGAGGGAGGCGGCTGCGCCGATACCGGCTGCTTTTACGAGTGAGGATACCATTAGAAGTGATCCACTAGTCCAGGTACTGCATAGACTGGCATGGCTCGGGTTGCCTGCATTTCGTGCCACGCATCGACTATGAGATCGGGTTCGCTGGGTACTGCGACCACTCTGTCGATCGGTGGTAGCTCGTAGGTGAAGAATGCGTTTAGTCCAGGTAGTGCGTCAAAGTCTTGAGCGAGGTGCCACACATCGAGGGATGAAGTGGCGTTTGATCTGAATAGGCCAGTGATGCGTCCCGGTTGATATCGGTACTCGGCATATCGCTCCTGAAAGCCCCATGTTGAATCGTTTTCGCCGCCGACATCGTCCCACCAGATTTCCTTGTTTAAGATAGCTTGTTCTCCCAAATGGGAGAGGGCAGGCCAGTAGAAATCGTACCTTGTTTGGCGAGACCAAAAACGGTCTAGGCCGTTTTGATAGGTGAGGTCTGTTCGGCATGAGATTAAGGCCAGCAGGTGGCCATGTTCCACGAATGAATGATTCATGTTGCCGGTGAGCAGTCCGGTTCCAACGGCTGCTAGGTTACCTTGTGGTGCGTCTACTGTTGCAACTGTTGCTGCAACTGGTGATATGACAATGCGCGAGGATCCGCCACCGAGGTATTCGGGGCGTTGAAGGCGCATGTCGGGTGATCTGACGTTGAAGTGGGATAGGAGGATTTCGATGTACCTTGTTCCTCCGCGTGCGTCGCGCTCCAGGAGCTT